ATATTTATATAAATATTAAATTAAGGAGCTTAAGTAAATAGTTTTGGATAAGAATTCTGGCATGACAAATTGTCGATTCTGTGGTGCGGAAATGAGAATAGATTGAAAGTCTTTAAGGTTGATGATAAAATAGCAGCGATGCAAAAGAAGGAGCAGATATGACTACTACAACTAGTATTTTAAAACAAGATAAATTCCATAAAGAAGATTATACTGTTAAAGAATGCACATTAGAAGAAGCAAGAGAAGTATGCAAAAACAAGCATTATTTACATAGAGTACCTAGTATTGTTGCTCATTATGGATTATATAAAGATGAATTATTATTAGGAGTAATAACCTTTGGAGTTCCCCCAAGTCCTTACTTAATGAAGATATGCGGAGAAGAGTATAAAGGGGCTGTGCTTGAGCTTAATCGTCTTTGGTGCTATGATATTTCACCTAGAAATTCAGAAAGCTTCTTGATATCACAAGGTATTAAATTACTTAAAAAAGATAAGCCAAACATTAAAATATTAGTATCATTTGCAGATTCGAGAGAAGATCATTTAGGATACATATATCAAGCATCTAATTGGTTTTTCACAGGTTGGTCAATTCCTGGTGGTGGAAGTATAGTAATTAACGGTAAAGAATTCCATCCTAAGAATCTCAATAATAAATACAATACAAGTGATTTGAATAAGTTAAAGGTGATTTTGAATACAGAAGATATTCATTATAGACCCAGAAGTAAGAAGTTAAGATACGTCTACTTTATAGGAAGTAAAAAAGAGAACAAGGAATTGAAGGCACTTTGCAAATATCCAATACAAGATACATATCCAAAGATTTTGCCAGATGAGAAAGAGTATAAGACGAAGCAACAAAAACGATTAGATAAAGAAGCTAATTAATAAAAAGGAGAGATGATGTTAGTATGAAAACATTAGATAGTAAGCGATCAGAAGAATTATATTTTAAGATCATAGAATTAGGGAATGATGTTATCATGCTAGGAGGTGTCGTTCAAAATCCAGATTATATCACAAGAGAGAATGCACAAGAAAATTACGAAATGTTCTATAACGATTATAAGGACTGTATAGAATCTTTAGATAAAATTAGAGAAGAAATTTACACAATACACAAATGTTTGTTATAGCTCATATATAATTTATTTACACCTATTGCGTTTTTAATGTGATGGGTGTATAATTGATTAAGGAATAAAACAAGAAAGAGGTTTTAGATATGATTGAGATCAAAAAGGCAGACGCATTTGGACATTGTAATTCATGTAATAAAGGGGCTGAATTGATGTTATCAATTGGCTTGCACGATGAAGGAGGACACAGAATGGGAATTGTGCTTTGCAACGATTGTTTAAGAAAATTAGGAAAGCAAATACGAGAATTACCTAACGAGTAATTCTCCCTTGAAATAATACTTTTACGCTTAAAAATTATATGATTGAATTAATCATTAAAATATGATACACTTTGATTGTTGGTAGCACTGAATAGTGCCAATTTAATTTTTTCTTTAGAAAATGAGTAGCTTTCTTTCCTTGCCATGTGAGAGCTTGCTTTTTTCTATTATAAACTTACATAATTTACCTATATACTATTAAAAGCAGATATAGTATAATAAATTTGTAGGTGCATGATTCACACCTGCAAAGCTTAATAAGTTTCATTATGGGGTGACCACCTTTATAGTGAAGAAAAAGAGAGGAGTTGAGATACCTCTCTTTTTCTTTGTCTATTAATTGATTTAGCTTGTTTTTTAGAAAATTTAGGTGAACTTCTTTAGCTATAATACAATAGTAATTGCAGTAGTACTGTCTGTCAACATGTGGATAAGTTAATTGTAATTTAAGTAATAAATAATTTTTAATTACCCTATTGTATTATTATATTAAATAGATTATAATATACATAGAAAGTAAATTAAGAAAGAAGGATACATACTATGAGTGATCAGCAACAAAACATCATTCAGGAGCTTCTAAAAACCATCTCAGACAGCGCAATTGTGAGTGATATGAGTTATTCCACAGGAAGAATATTAACAGCTCTAGTGAGAGAATTGGAGATGGCATGATGTGTGAATGTCAAGGATGTGAATTATTCCCATTAGGCTGTGAGAGTCCTGATTGCTTGACTGGTGAAGAAAATGTAGCAACTAATTATCATATAAGTTGGCTTGAATTAGCAATACAGAAATTAAAGGAAAGTGAAGAAACTAGTTCTGTTAATGGTGATATGACTATTGAGGAATTTTTACAGAAGTATATTGGGGATGAATTAGATAGTGTTATTAAATTGGAATAACATAAATGTTAGTTTGAAAGGAGGATAATAATATGAATTATGGTCAAAAGATTAGATATATTCGCATGAAAATCCTCGACATAACATTGAATGACCTAGCTATAAAATCCAATCTTTCTATCAGTTACCTTAGTGATGCGGAATTGGGGAGAGTCAGTATATCTATTAAAGCGTTGGAGAAGGTGGCTGAAGCGTTAAATGTTACATCATCTTTTTTACTAGATCAAGGTGATATGACATTAAAACAATTGTCTAATCTTCATAATGTTGAATTTCCAGAGGATATTAATGAATTTATAGTAAATCAAAAAAACCTTTCATACGTTGTTTTAGCTAAGAAAATGTCCGAGGAAGGATTTTCTCCTGAAGAGTGGGAACTTATGTTTAATACTATTAAGCAATTGATAAATGTGACCAAAGGGAAATTGGAATAAAACACGCATTTTAATAAGTCTTACTGCATACATTAACATATAAATAATTTATTATTATGTATTGTATTAATATGAGGAGGTATGGTATAATGAGTAAAGATCAAACATCGGAAACATTTTTACTTGAGGCTATCAAATTTCTTGAGTTAGCAGCAGACCAGTATAGTAAAATTCCACATGTACAAATTATAAAGATTAAGAATATCATTGGAGAACTGGAAGAAATAATTGAGGAGGTATGTTAGTGACTAAATCAATTGGTGAGCGCATACGAGATTTACGTGATGATAATGATTTCAAGCAAGGCGAATTAGCAAAATATATTGGTGTATCTAGGCAAGTTCTTTCAAATTGGGAAAGAGGATATACTCCTGTAGATATAGAGGGAGTATCTAAACTAGCGATAGTCTTAAAGGTATCTGTTGATTATATAATGCGTGGTGAAGGAGACGTAGTACCTAATAAAGAGCCTGAAATTGGAGACAGAATAAGACAACTAAGGTTTGGAAAAGGGTGGCTTCAAAAGGAGCTTGCAGATAAGAGCAAATTCACTGTTCAAAAAATATCTAACATTGAGAGAGGATTCACAACGGAAATTAATAGTGGTGATATTAATATATTTGCACAAGTATTTAATGTTAGCACAGACTATATTCTTAATCCAGATGCATTAGATCAGAAAGAATTACTACAGTTAGCGAGTAAATTAGCTTTAGCATGTCAACAGGTTTTAGATAGTAACGCTATAAATATTAGCAAATCTATTTCCTTAATGGAGAAGGCGTTAATTGATTACAATGGTGTATTGTATAATAAGTTAGCTTAAAAGACGGATTTCGAGTGGAAAGGAGGAAAAGAAATGAAAATATATATTACAAATCATGGGGAATATGAAGATAGCCATATTTCATTATGCACAACAGATTTTGATTTAGCTATAAACCATTTTATTAACTACTCTAAAACAGGACTGTATAATAAAATGGGTTCAATTGAAATATGGGAAGATAATAATAAAGTATTGGAATATGGCATCATGCGTTATGATGTGGTCAATTGTGGAAGAGAAGTAACGCCTGAAGAAATTAAAGAGGACATACTGAAACAACTAGCTACCAAATGAAACGTGAATTTTAAAGGAAAGGAGGTACATATAATGTCTAATTATTTTAAAAGTGCTGATAACTTGCTTCTACAAGAGTATTTTGAATTGAAAGTAAAACTTAGTGAATTGCAAGTAACGAGAGGATATTGCAGTAGGATATTTCATAATACAGATGATGTAGATAAAGAAATTAAAGAAACAAAAATAAGCATAGTTGAGACAATAAACATGTTTGATTTGTTTCAATTGACGCAAATTATCTATATGGGTTTGAATATTGACTATGATGGATTAGTAGCAGAAGGAGTTATACGTTAAAAATGTGGTTTCGAAGGGAGGAGGTAGAATTGAAAAAGCATATCTCAATTTATATAATGATAGGTGGGGTTATTATAATTGGTATTATTATTGGATATGTAGTTGCCATGCTATAGAACGAAACTAAGGATTTATAGGGTGAAAGGAGGATTATTTACATATGGTTATTGAATATGTTTTTAAGCACAGGGTAGATGGAGATTTTCAGTATGAAACTTTTAGTATCAATGAGGTAGAAGATGGTCGGGCTAAAATCTATATTAATGCTATGCTAAAAGATGGCTACGGATTAGTAGAAAGAAATTATTTTGAGGATCAAACCTATTAAATCAAGATTTTATTCTGGCAATATAGTATCGTATGATATACTAAAGGGTGGTGTAAAAATGTTATTAACTAAATTTGTAAAAGTTAAATGGAGTCGTAAAAATAAAAAATGGTACGAATTTAAAGGTTATAGTTTTACCAAATGGAATGATGAATTTGAAGTCAATATAGACGATTTATCTGTTGGTTCTAGAGCAATAGTAAATGTTTTATGTGATAGTTGTGAGGAAATGCTAAAGCCCATAATGTGGAAGGATTATAAAAAACGGATGTATAAAAAAGGAGGATGCTATTGTCATGACTGTGCATGTGTTAATAATGGTCATGGGGATATGTCAAATACATTTGAAACAATAGCCATAACCCATCCATATTTAGTTAAATATTTTGTAGACAAAGAAGACACATTAAAATATTCATCAGGATCAAACGTAAAGGTTTTTATTAAATGTCCTGATTGTGGTTATGAAAAAGAAACAGGGATTAGGGATTTTATAAGATTAAGAGATAGAGGACGTAGATTCACATGCCCTATGTGTGTGATAAATGGCAGAGTATCTAAAGTCGTAGGAGTATGTAAGAAAGTAAAATGCTTAACTACTGGTGAGATATTTAATACTCAAAAAGAAGCAGGAAAGCAATATGGGGTAGATAGAAGTAATATATCTAAATGCTGTAGGAATCTACAAAAATTTGCAGGTAATTTAGAAACTGGCGAACCGTTAAGATGGGAGTATTATACAGAAGAGAGCCATACCCTTTGAAACTTTAATTAGAACGGAATTTTGGAAGGAGAATATTTTGGTAAATAGAAGGTATAATGATTATCACAAAATGATCAATGAGATTGAGTATAAGCAATGTAAGGATTGTTTAGAGTGGTTTCCCATGAATAGTGATAATTTTGGAGTTGCAAATAAGAACAAAGATAAATATAATATGTTGTGTATAAAATGTCATAAAGAATATGGGCATACAAATTATATAAATAATAAGGAACACATAATTAAGAAATTTCAACAATGGAGAAAAGATAATCCAGAATGGTATAAGAAATTAATGGACGAAACTAATGCTCATCCATCAGATAAAACAAAAGAAACACGTAGAGTTTTGAGTCAAACAAGAAGGGACAATGGAGAATATTACGATTGGTTAAAAGACAACCCTGATAAAAGACGTTTGTACTCTAAGAATCATAGGGATCATGATATTACAAATACAGAATGGCAAGCATGTCTTAAAATATTTAATGATGAATGTGCATATTGCGGATTACCAAAAGACAAACATATTGCTAAAAGGAAAGATACATATTTTATTATGGGATTTCACAAAGAACACGTTGATGACAAAGGATATAACGATTTAAGAAATGCTATTCCATCATGTAGAATATGCAATAGTAGTAAGCATCAATTTACAATAGAAGAGTGGTATCTAAAACAAACGTTTTTCTCACAAGAAAGACTAGATAAGATATATTGGTGGACTACAGAGGGTTACAAAGATTACATAGAAATAAAAATACCATATAATATAATTAAGAAACGTAACATAGACAATAATAAATTCCATCATGAACTTTGGTCTGTTGATGAAAAGAGAAATATGATAGAATGTATTGACACTAAAATTAATAAAAAAGAGTTAATGTATATTTATGCATCAACCAATAAATAAATTATTAGGAGTGATTACATAATGGCAAAAGCAACAAAAACTATTGATGTATGTCCAAACTGCGGTAGTAAACATGTAAACAAAATAGACTGGAGTGGGTATTATTGCATGGACTGTTGTGTGGAAATTGATAAGAATGGTATTGCTTATAAGATCCAGTATGACGGTGAATTAGTTCCTTATCAAGTTAATGAATTTGAAAACTGTGGATAGAAAGGAGGCAATATAATGTTTTTTATTACTGGAATTGAGCAATTAAATGTTGATTATGGTGTGACGGATTCAAGGTGCTTTGGGTATAAAGAAACTTTCAAAGAAGCAGATCAATCTGTAAGAGAAAATTGTTGCGATATTAATGAGACGATTTATGATTATGCGGTTATTGAATACATAGAATCTGGTTTGCATCAGACATGTTTAGCAAAAAGATGGTTTTATATGTTTAATTATATTTTTGGGATTTATGAACGGATTGAGGAGCCTGAAGAAGTCAAAGGGCTATGCAATTTTAGTATTGGGTAATCCCTTTTAAACAAGTAATTCAAGGGATGTGATTAATATTAGCAAACGAAAGACTCACCAAGAATTCGTAGAACAAATAAATAAAATACACAAGGACAATGTAATAATTATAGACAAATACATAGGTAATAAAACAAAAGTATTGGTTGAATATAAAGATTGTAAACACCAAGAATATAAAATTCCATCAAAATTGTTGGCAGGTCAAGGGTGTGGCAACCCTAAATGTAAAGGTAATAGAATATCAGAAGTAAAAATGGCGAATGGAAGTTATGATAAAACATTTAAAAAATTTAACATAGATTATATTGAATGTTTAGAAAAAGAATATTTAGGAATAAAAAGTGACGTAAAAGTCCTAAATAAAAAATGCAATCATGTTTATATTGCTAACTTAGGAAATATATGTGGGGGTAGCGGTTGTCCAGTTTGTCATGGCATGAAAGATACAAATATATTCACTAAACAGATAGAAGATAAATATCCAAATGAATATACGGTGTTAGGAGATTATGTCAATAATAGAGTAAATATATTAGTAAGACATAATAAATGTGGTACTGAGTGGAGAGTTGTTCCAAAATCTTTGTTGAGAGATAGAAGGTGTCCTCACTGTATTATGTCAAAAGGCGAATTGTTCGTTCAAGGTTATTTTGAAACAAATAATATAGATTATATTCCACAATTTAGATTGTCTGATTGTAAAGACAAACTCCCGTTACCTTTCGATTTTGCCTTTTATAAAGACGGGAAATTAAAATTAATAGAATTTGACGGAGCGCAACACTTCGGGGAAGGTAATTTTTGGGGAGATCCTAATGGGAGTGAATATATTACGCTCCACGACAACATTAAAAATGATTACTGCTTACATAATAATATTCCATTACTCAGGATTCCTTATTGGTGGATAAGAAATGATAGAGCAACAAAAGAATTAGATAAATTTACATTCAATATATAATATACATATTACAACGAAATGCAAAGTTTAAAGGAGAGGAGAGTAATACATAATGAAAATTGTAAGTGAAGATGAGCAGGAAGAGTTAAGACAGATTTTGAAAGATAGAAGTATGATTTCTAAAAAGATTAATTTACATATACTTGAGATGGCTATGTTGGATAAAGAGAATGCTTTATTAAAGAAGAGATTCTTTGAGATTATGCAAATAGATATTTAGTAGAATGAATGAGTTGTTTTATTTACATAAAACATGCGAAATATAGCATATTTTAATAAATAATGTAGTATTATGCTTGACAGTAGCCTTCTTGTCATTGTATAATAAGTTATAAATAAGTCATCCCTTGTACACAGGATACAGGAATTACCACATATATAATTATGTGTAGGTATAAATCCAAGCAGAGGGGGAATAATATAAGTAAGAAATAAAACGAAGAAAGAAGGCAGATACAATGAATAATGTTAGCCAAGTGCAACAACTTCAGCAATTAGTCAGAGGAGCTATCTACATTGTAAACTTACCTGACAGTGGAGGGTCTATTCAAAAAAATACTCGTCCTTGTGTTTTGATCTCTAACAATATGGCAAATAAGTTTTCTAGTGTTTTACATGTATGCCCAATTAGTTCACAGGTTACATCAAAGTCAAAGCTACCTACACACATTAGGATGTCTGGTAATTGCGGTCTGCAACGAGAGTCTATTGCCCTCTGTGAGCAAACTATGTTAGTTAATAAGAATACTATTATGAATCAAGTTGGGTTCTGCGATGAAGAAACGCTTGAGCGAATTTCAAGAGGGGTTGCTATCCAGTTCGGGATCACTGATGCTAGAAGTAATGTTGTATATGCGTAAATACAATCTAAAACTCCTTAATCTTATTGCGTATATATAAATATAAACATTGACTATGTACTCTGCATATGTTATTATATTACTAAGGTAACTAACAGATGGAAGAGGGCAAACATATGCAAAGTACAATCAATGTTTTGTTAAACACAGTCTTGGTAAGTATCCCAGAAGAAATGTTCTTGACAATAATGACTCTAATAATTCTAAAAAGATTTGATATGCTAGATATTAGAATGTGGAGACAAAATTTAAAATCCATTATGATACCAGTACTAATAGTAGCAACACTAATGAATGCACTTACATGTATTCCTGCCATACCATCATCAATAGGTTCAATCTTTGTACTGATCATATTCTACTTATTACTAGTTTATATAATTAAAAAGAATAGTTATGATTTTGTAAACAAAGATTACTGGAAAATACTTTTAAGTTTATCTTGTAGTTTTTTCATATTAGGACTTTTAGAAAGTATAACCATTCCTTTAATTCTGTTTTTATTACATAAGCCACTTTCATTTATAAATGATAGTAGTCTTTGGAACTTTTTAGCAAGTCTTCCGTCTAGAATATTAGAGTTCTTAACAATTACTTTTTTAATTATTAAACACAATAATGTTGTGAAGATTCGCATGTTCGAGATAATTACTAAAAATAATTTCTTGCTTGGTTCGATTACATCATTTGCTATATTATCAAATATATTTGCTGTATATTCTATTAAGCTAATTGGTTTTGATAGGATATTAGAAAACAAAGTCCCAATGTTAGGTCAAGTACTAGTGTCAATGGCAGTCTTAGTAGTTCCTGCAATTATAATATTCTGGGCATTGCTTCTGATTAATTATCTATCTGTTCGCGAAAAAATGATGATGCAAACTTACGAAAGTTTTTCAGAGCAGGATAACGAAATGCTTTGATTTATAAGATAATTACAATGAAGGGAGGTGATACTAATGAAAAAATATGAAATCATTGCAAATGTAGTAGAACAAACTGCTACAGTTACTACTAATCTAGCTTCTTGGTTCTGGCTTTATCAACCAAAGACTCCTAAGTGCCTGAATAAGTAATCAATTTTCTGTGATAGGGAGGATTCAGGTCTTCCCTATAAATATAATATAATTTATATAATAAAACGTTCTAATTTGCTTGCATTGTTAATATTAATAAGATATAATAAACTTACAATCTAATAAATTACAAATATCTTATTAAAAGGGAGTTGTATTAACATGCTAAACAAATTGATGAACAACACAAAAACAGAGGTAAATATTAAAAAAGACTTCAAGAAAGTTGCCAACTATGTTGCTCTAGCCAAAGGACGTAGAAACGTAAATAGCTTTGCATCAGATATGAAAACGGATAGTGAATATCTTACATTAGTTATTAATGCAAAAATAGGTTCTTATCCCACAATACCGTTCCTTAAAATGATTGCCGATAATTCAGAAGGCAGGGTTTCACTAAAGGATCTTACATTGGCCTGTGGATATTCAAACTATGCTAATAATGACATGGAACAAATTAGAAATATTTATGTTAGACGTGGTTGGATAGTTTTTGCGAGCTATGGTGATAAAGGTCTCGATAGCGAGGTTCAAGGAACTCGCCCAGTTTTAGTGATTGGGAATAATTTAGGGTGTAAGTTTTCTTCGAACATTTCTGTTCTTGCGATCACCAGTCGTAGCAAACGCAGTATGCAGACCCATGTGCCAATAGGCAGAGAACACGGTCTCTCATGCGATTCTACTATCTCCTGTGAGCTACCAGATACAATTACAAAGAGGAGAATAATTTCAGCAAATGGAGTTGTTGGGAAAATTACAGAATGTCCTTTTGAAATAATGCAACAAGTAGAAATAGCTCTCATGAAGGCCAATGGACTCATCGACAACAATATGAATGTACAAGATGCTATTGAAGCATTGAAAGGAATGAATACTCAAAAAACTTATCAATATGAAAATAATTATGGTAGAAGTACAATGCCACAAGTGTCATTTGCATGATAAAAGAAGGGAGAATATATGATTTCAATTTTCAGTGTATCAAACTACTTCGCTAAAGGGTTGGCAAATAAAATTACCAACAATAAATATGATAGTGTAGAGGATCAGATAGATGTTCTAACATATGGGATTATGTTTTATGTAGGAATTGCTGTCAAGGGGTTATTGTTAGTGTCAATATCTTTATTGTTAGGAGTTGTAGAATCTGTAATAGTATTAGCACTAACATTCAGTAGCTTCAGATCAATTGGCGGTGGAATCCATCTAAAGAATTTTGCCACATGTATCATTGCATCGTTGTTTTTGTTTATGGGTTCAGCATTTGTAGCACAGCACACATATCAACACTGGTCACAAACAAACATACTGTCTTTACTTATATTTAGCATTATATCAGCAGTATATATAATTATTAGATATGTTCCACGCGACACGCCTAACAATCCAATCACATTGCCATTTGAGATCAACAAATTTAAACGATGGTCATCATTCTACCTAACTACATGGACAATGCTAATGACCATCTTCCTACTACTTAATATAAAAATTATTGTTATTGCCAGTTGCTTTGGATTATTGCTCGAACTCCTCAGCATAAGCACATTGGGACAAAAAATGTACACTTTTGTAGATTAAATATTATCATTGACAATATTATTTATATTCTGTATACTGAAATAGTACAGGGCGGTAGGGGAGGGGTAACTGACACAAATATTTCAGAAAGATCCTACATAATATATTTATTCCAACCCCTTATAAACCATTGACTTTATTAAATTAAAGAGTAAACTGTATCTGTGATAAAGTTCGGAAATATGTACTGTATCAGTGAAACGTGTTAGTTACATATAATGTATTTGTAATATACATGTAAAAACAATCGGAATACTAAACATATATAATGTAAATATATTGTCGAAAGTGTGAATATTTAGTCGTAGAATGACCTACAACAAATTGTGTGTTCTACTTGACCAAACAAATGTTCTATTATATACTATCAATAAAGGCAAGTACATGCTAAAGTTTTCTGTTAGAGCAACCGATACTTAATAAAGGAGGTGGATCATATGTGGATTTTTGGATGACTTTATCCTTGGATGACTTAGCAACATATCAAGCAATATTTGTAGCAAACCCTAGAGAATAAAAGGCGCAATTTATTGCACCAATGAATCATAGTCAGAATTAAAAATTAATAAGGGAGATGTTTTTGTATGAGTAGTTGTGATGTTAAGGGTGATAGGACTGTATGGGTAATTAAAGACCAGATGGGGTGCTTCGCACACAAAGGTAGCATCCATAAAATAGACACCTCAGAGTACGCATATGTAGCTTACAAGAGCTTCAGCGAAGAGTGTAGAGCATACATAGGGGAGCAGCAAGCAAAAGAAGCAATGGCAATCTTAGATAAGAAAAAGGATCTATTAGAAATAGACATTGATTTTCATATTGAGCAACATTCTTTAGCAGGTTTAGGTAAGAATAAAGAAAGTCTTCATGGTGAAAATATGGTATTGCATGAAATTAAAGTATTGTATAATCGGGCTTTGCAACACAATAGTATGGTTCCAGCAATGGCTGTTGCTTTACTTGTTGGTAAAACGTTGGGTATTGCTGTTTAATTTAATAATTATAGTAAAACTACTTGCGAATGTTTTTGTGAGTAGTTTGTTTTATTTATTACTTATACTTGTGTTTTGTATTGTTTTGTGGTATAATTATATTATAGTTGTATAATGTGGAGGAGGATAGAGAAATGCTTATAAGTGAGACGGTGATAATAAGATGGCATTCAAGATACAAAGAATACTATGAAAGTAAGGGGTATATTTTTACAAAATTTAAAGATGAATTTGAAATTAAAACCATAGACTTACAAAATGGTTCAGTTGTTGAGGTTATTGTAAAATGTGACCATAAAGAATGTAAAACACCAATATCAAAACCCGTAAGGTGGCAAGATTATTTAAAGTGTGCAAAAGAAGACGGTAAATATTATTGCCATACGTGTGCCATGGTATTATATGGAGATAATAATTATAGGATATCAAGATTAAATAATGGAAAATCATTTTATCAATGGTGTTACGATAATTTACCTAAAGAACAAGCCGATTCTATTTTGTCAAAATGGGATTATAGTTTAAATCTTGATAAGAATGGTAATGTATTAACCCCAAAATTAGTTGGATATGGGTCTAGGGGTATAAATAAAAAAGGATATTGGTTTAAATGCTTGGATCATCCTGAGCATTTGTCAGAATTAAATAATATTAACAGTTTCACAAGTGGTAGGATTATAAATATTGACTGTAAAATATGTAATTCAATATTAATGATGCATCCTGATTTAGAAACTTATTTAGTAAATAAAGGTGACGCAATTAATTATGATTTAATATCGAGTAGCAAAATACTCGCTAAGTGCCCAGATTGTGGTTATGTGAAGGAAATTATTATTAACAATTTAATTAATAATGGGTTTGGATGCAATAAGTGCTCTGATAATATATCATATCCAGAAAAATTTCTGTTTAATATGTTAGAACAGTTAAATGTAGACTTTCAGATACAGTTAAGTAAGAAAACTTTCAAATGGTGTAAAAATTATAGATACGACTTTTATATAAAGAATATAAATTGTATAATTGAGACTCATGGGTTACAACACTATAAGCAAGTTACTGGAACTTGGGGCAAATTAAGCAATATACAAGAAAATGATAAAATAAAAAAACAATTAGCTAAAGATAATGGTGTTAGTAACTATATAATTCTAGATTGTACGTATTCTAAAATAGAATGGATTAAAAACAACATTACGTTGAGCCAACTAATAAAGTTATTAAATTTTAAAGAATCTGATGTAGATTGGGCATTGTGCCATGAATACGCATGCTCTAGTCTAGTTAAGATAACTTGCGAACTATGGGATAGTGGAATTAATAATGTATTAGAACTAGCTAATATACTAAAATTAAGCAAAAGTGCAATTTGGACGTATCTTAACCAAGGAGTAGAATTGGGTTGGTGTGCTTATGACGGGAAAGAAGAAAGAAAAAGGAATGTAACTTCACTAGCAGAGAAAAATTGCAAGCAAGTAATTTGCGTAACTACAGGAGAGATATTCAATTCACAAAAAGAAGCAACTAAAGCATATATGATGAAAGGTCATGGTGGGATTTGTCAATGTTGTACAAATAAAAAGAAATCTGCTGGAAAACATCCAATAACAGGTGAGAAGCTTAAATGGATGTATTATGACGAATATATGAGACTAAAAGAAGCATTGTAAGTTTAAAAACTACTTATTAATAAGTAGTTTTTTATTTATATGGTATAATATATTGACAATTGTATATAATAAATATATAATGCAAATATATTATATTAACGTAAGGGAGCGATGTTAAATGTTAAAAGACGAAGCAGATCAGCTCATATTAAATCTCAATGTATTAATAAAAAAATATGCAGGGAATGACAAAATAAGAGACATAGTTAAGGAAGAATTCAATAGTAGAAATATGAAGGCTAGTATTGCAGTTAGTATTTTAACTGAAAGAAGACTGTTGTCAACTCTTGATATTGGTATAAAAAATGAATTAATTCTATTATTTGTTTTTGCATCTGGTATGTTTAAGGCTCTGACTTTTAAGGAAAATACCACTAGTGAGTCCCTAGGAGAAATAAACGATTGGAATAAAATAATTATTGAAGACCATTTTACCACAATCGAAGTTGAAAATTTGAAAAATTATAAACTAGCAAAAAAAGAGGGAGAGAAAGACGAGGTAATTGTATTTCATAATATGTTAGAGATTGCGACGGGGTGTTGGTTAGGAGGTTTGCAGTCAAGACAATTTGCTGAATTAGACGCAGGTAATGAATTCATTTACAATTTTAAAACTCAACGCGACCCAGTTTATGACGCTTTTGGAATGAAGAAAATTAGTTTAAATAAAACAAAAGCGAAGGAAATTGCTGAAGGACTTCTTTCAGGTGAATATTTCCCAGACGCTATAGTTATGAATGTATTAAAAAATGGTGAGGACGAAATAAGATATGATAAGAATGGTGACTTAAATATTATTTCAGGTATCAAAAATATCGTAGATGGGCAACATCGTAAGGTGGGTAATTCAATAGCAATTTCTCAAAACCCAGATTTGGACTTCACTTTTGTATTCATAGTTACCAACTATAGTGAAATTAAAGCCCAAAAACAAATGGTACAAATTAATAAGCAAAAACCTATGAAACAGGAACATATTAAATCACTTGACACATCTAAATTAGGTAATGTTGTCATCAATTTAATTTTAGATAATTCCAGTAGCGAGTTCGCTCAGTCTATAAAAGAATCCGATTCGGAACTAGCATTTGGGGGCTTGGCAAAAAGGTCTACTTTGGCAATTTCTGTGGAAGACACCTACTCTGACAGATTACAAAATCGTCTTCAAGCAAAATCAATCGCAAAACATATTGCCAATGTTATAGACTTTATTATTGGTCTTAATGTAGAAGAATTTATTATTCATCCAGAGGAAACAAAAAAAATCTCGTATATTAATCATAAGAATATGTTTGCAGGATATATTGCTTTGTCGGCGAAGTTATATGGGTTGGATTTAAAAGAGGAAGAATGGCAGGATAAAGTTGAGCAAGCATTGAGCAAAGTAAACTTCGGTACAAATAATCCTTTTTGGAAAGATATTAAAATATCAGACCATGATATGAAAAAAGCATCTAGAAACAATCTGTATAAATTCTTTTACAATCTAATCTGATTGAAATAATTGAAAGGGTTGGTGTTTATGTTGACTGAAGAAATAAACGACAATAGGTTTCAAGAGAATGAGGTGACATTTAAAGTTGATCCACGTGTCAAAGAGGAATTTCTTGATTCGCAAATTAGTTCTACAAGAACATTCTATTCTTATATTTTGCAGAAAGCTGATTTTTACGAATTTAAAATAGGGAAAAGCATTTTTAATTTCAATATTGAAGAGAGAGATGAGCTGTTATTGGCTGAATTTAAAAACAAAACGATTAGTGCTTTTCAATCAAATCTATCTCCTCTCAAAAAATATGTAGATTTTTGTATTAGCAAAAACTTAGTCAGGCACTTTGAAAATCGTTTCGGTTTAATTCTTCCAAAATTTTATGATAACTATATTGATATTCAAGCAGTTGAAAACTCTTATATTCCATTAATTAAGAATAGAGAATGGCAAAAATTATTGGTAAATTATCAAGATAAACTAATTATTGAATTATTGGGATTAGGAGTTAGGGGTCGTACTGAAAAAGGGAACACTTTAGAAGAATTTATTAATTTTAAAGTTACTGATATCCAATGGGAAGAAAAGTTAATTTATCTAACAAGTAATGATGGCGAATTAAGAGAATTATATGTAGATTATTATACACTTGATTTAATTAAAAAAACTATTGATTCTGGGCACTATATTTTTGGTAATGGATTGAAATCTAAAAAGAACGATGAAGGAATTTACGAGAAAACAGAAAAGGGATTCCCAATTAACGAAACGGAATATGTTTTTCGTGTGCCAGGCAAGAATAAATTTGGTAAGATAGATCACCAATTAATTGCTAATAGAATTCAAAGAATCCAATCATGGGTAAATGCTCCCTATTTAAATATATCATCGCTCTGGACTAGTGCTATCATTGACGCAGCTAAAGTGATTAAAGATGCTAATGGAGAATTAACTAAAAAGGACTATATCTCTCTCAATGAAAGATTTCAGTATGGATCTAATGAAAAAAGACTTGACGGAGAGAAATATTTTCAAAAAACTAAGGATTTAATTAACCTCTATATTTAGAAGGAGAAATATTATGCAAGATATTTTGTCTATAATGCACAGTAGGTATAAATTATTATCCTTCTTTAAAATATCTTTAAATTCAAGAGGTTATTCGAGAGGCTTATATGCAATAGAAATTCAGATAAATCTTTTGAAGGAATTAATTGAATTAGAGAGCAAAAACGTATTATCACAACTTTTAAAGAAGACGTATTTTCGCTTATTTAGAGATATAAACAGAGGCATTGAGTATTTACCTGATATAGTTTCTGACTCTGAGAATTGGGTCTTAAACACTATTGATAAAGATATAGATGCATGGACAAGTAAAGATGTTTTAGTATGCACTACTAAAACTTGCACCATTGTTTTTAGCAAAATATCTAGGAATGATTCAGGATATCATTATATTGATAGTAAGTGGCAATAGAAGGGATGATTGTTTTGAACGTTGGAGAGAAAATAACTTTATACAAAGAGAGGTCAGAATTCAAGAACTATGCGGATTTTGCGAAGGCTGCTGGAGTTTCATCATCTTGGTTGTTGGATATAAGCAAAAAGGAATCTCTTGCACTGGTTGATGCGAATTCTTTAGTGAACCTTTGCGGATATTTAGGCATTTCAGTTCAACAATTAGTTGTAAATGATGATGAAGATCAACAAGTCCTTACAGATAGTGCAACAACTGACGTAGACTCCAATGATATAGGTGTTCTACTTAATAAAATGATAGTTTTATTATCTCAAGATGATTGTAAGCTATCTGGAGTTATAATGAATGGTAAAGCTAGGCAAGTATGTAAAGATGCCTTAGAAGTGTCATATGTTTTGGTTAAACAGCACTTATAGGAGGAATAATAATGATAACAGTGAATGATGATAGCATTACAATAAAAAGATGTTACAGCCCAAACTGTCAAGTATGCGGTAGGCAACATGAAGATATTGAAATAATTTACTATGTTCCTTTGGATAATAATTTAGTCTGTTTTAAATGTGCAAAGGAAAGTGGGTTAGAATTTGACCCAAGAATTTATCTTAAAGAATAGGTAAAGTTTTTCTTGACTTAATTATATCTAAGTAGTACAATAGTATTATACAAATAAAGGAGGTGGATAAGCAGTTTTCATTTACATATTGTAAAGTAATAAATAATTATAAAGAAGGTTTTAGTTATTGACAAGACAACACAGAAGCACACAAAGGTAATTTTATTATGTTCAATAGTCATATTTAGTATTTTATATTTTAGAAACTTTGTTGCGAAAGGAACAAGCAATTTGAGAACTGATCAAAATGCTAATATATTAAAGCTGTTTCGTGGCAGATACATAGTATTACCTGATAAGGTAATAGAAGAGAAAGTTGATATTGTTAAGCCAGAAGTTAAGGAATCAAAGGGAGAAACATACACAATTTCAGCATATACATTAAATTTTGAATCAACACAAAAATCAAGGGGAAATCCTGATTACGGGAAGACTAGCTCAGGATTTAATTTAAAAGGTCATACTTTGGCATCTGCAAGAGTAATTGCTACAGATCCTAATTATATTCCGACGGGTAGCAAAGTAAAAATAGTTTTCAACGATGATAAATATAAGAGGTACAATGCAATTTACACTGCAAAAGATGTAGGAGGTGGAATTATTGGATTACATATTGATCTGTTTATCGGTGATAGCCCAGATGCTGTAAAAAGAGCAGTTATTTTTGGAAAGACTCAAGCAACTGTAACAATTATCAATGAATGACATATAATGAATTATAAATAAGAGCAAGGCAGAAAGGAGAAATGCATCATGAGTAAACTCGACTACGTTATTCTCCCTTACACTAACTTCAAGGATAAGATCAGAGTTCATAAAGAACTTGATAGAGAAATGGTTAAAAAGCATGGTAGAAACAATTTCAGCTTAACTGTTTTAGACAATTGCATTATGGCTTCGTTCAAATCCATTAATACTTTTTTCTAATCATAGTATAACTAATATATAAAATATTATACACACATACATAATTGAATATAGCACTAGGTAGGCTGTAAGCACTTAATAATGTTAAGCGTTAAGGCTATTAAAATATAAGAGATGGAGATGTTTTTTAATGATTATTGTTGAGAGCGTAGAGAAAGTAGTAATGGAAGACAAAACAGTTGCGGTTATGTGTAATAAATGTGGAGAGTTCATTCAATTAGACCATTTAGATTCAGTATTCAATTTTGATTTAAACACTGGATTCAATTGTGGTAATGATAAAAAGAATTATAAATTCGAGATATGTGAACATTGTTTAATGGAATATATGAGTTGTTTTAAAATAGAACCTGAAATTACTAATGATATTGTTGAATGGGAATGGCCTACAGATGATTGGAAACAAGAAGAAGAAAATATAGAAACACCTAGACCTAACACATTGGAGCCATTCAGATACGTTTAATATAAATAATATATAAGGAGTGTTAGTAATGCGCGTAAAGATATTAAAAAATTGTCCTCCTAAACCAAACTCTTTCTCCATAGAAAAGTATGCAGGTAAAATTTATGACGCAACGCCTCTAAACGATGATAATGGAACTATTCAAGTAGATTTTGGTTTTGTAGGAACATTAATCGTCTACGCTGGAGAATATGAGATTGTGGATATAGTTAAGAACTTAGATGAGTTTATCAATAGGAATTGTGAATTTAGTATAGCATCTCAAGAAATAAAGGATTTTATTCTTGCAAATAGAGTCGGATTGGCAAAACTACTAAATAAACAATAATCTCAATTCTGTAACCCTTGCTATAAGAGGGTTACAGAGTACATAAAATAAATAAGAAAGGTGAAAACAAATGGCAAATAAAAAGGGATTTAATAAATACATAATTGAAGGAAACGTAGTTCTTATATACTTAAGACACAGGGGAGAATGGGATATAATATCTAAGGTTGATCTTGAAGATTTGCAAATGCTAATTGAATTAAATTATTCTTGGCATCCAAAATGGTTTGATAATACACAATCATATTACGCAGGAGCAATTGAATTGCGTAAAGGAATGAATGGAAAGACGCATAGATTACATAGCGTTATAAAAGGAACAAATAATAAAGTTGACCATATTAACCATGATACATTAGATAATAGGAAAGAAAATTTAAGGGTAGTTAGTAACCAAAACAATTTAAAGAACAGGAAAAGCAAAAATTCTAATAATACATCAGGTTATAGAAATGTATTTTGGAGCACAAAGAATAATATGTGGCTAGTAGCATTGCAAGTTGATGGAAAACAAACGTATTTCGGCAGATTCAAGTTAGAAGATGTAGACAAAGCAGGTGCTAGAGCTGAGGAAATGAGACAGGAGATTTATGGGGAGTTTGCTGGGGAAAGTTAATACATATATAGCTACATTTTAAGCTATAAAAAGGAGGAAATTATATGAAAATGGAAGTAGAATTATCAAAAAAGTCTCAAGAATATATTGACTTCTTAACTGAAAATTATACACAAATATTCGAATGTCCTAAACAAATAACTGGTAGCACTTTGATTCATATATACCCAATGAAAGATACTTTGAATGATGAAAGTGAAGACTCTAGTGGATTTGAGGATGCATTAAATTGTGAGATACATATATATGATAAAGATAATAGGACAGTATTTGTAACAAAGACTCATGACCAGATTGAAGTAGAAGTGCCTTGCAATATTAGAATATTTAAAGATTTAAGCACGATGTTAATTATCGATACGCCTGTAAGATTCGGTATGTTTCAATCATTAGAAGTTAGAAAAGTGCTATAGAAAGGAGGAAGTTATGATTATTTTACAAACATTATTAGGTTTAGTGATTGTATATCTAATGTTTTGTTCCTGCATCTCATGGTCTGGACAGTTTGAATGTGAAACAAATCCATTCATACAATTTAGTTTAGTAATTGGAGTTATAACTATTACATTAGTTATTATTATAGTGGTGTTATATTTCTCATATATGATCGGTAGTATTATATTTCATAAATAGGAGGATTAAAATGAAGAAATTAAAATTCATTATCCTTTTACTTGTCGCTTTATTCGCAGTAAATATCTATATGAAGGTACATAATTTGGATTTACAGAGGTTATTTTTGAAGGAGATGTGACTTAATTATGAAAATATTAGAGATTCAAGTTAAAGATTTATTTAAACAAAAAAGTTATATTGGGCTTGACAGAGAGAAACAGTGGGAGCTTGCAACATCTCAAGGTTATAAATTTAGCACTGTCCACGACACATTCAGAATGAAGGTGATTAAACTATGAGTGAAAATACAATTACAATTAAAAAATATACTGTTTACTTTCATAAAATACATAATAAATTCCTAAGATCAGAACTGTCAGGAGATGAGACAGAGAAATTATTATTAAAACTCTCTGAATGGGAAGCACAATTTAATAAATTACCACAAGCTCAACAATATTTATTGCTACCGATAATAGATGGTTGGGAGTAACATCAAATACAGATATCATAGGTGATTTATGGCTAAAATGGATTAAGGAGGGTATCTAAATGGATGAGTATTGCGTTTATGATGATTCTCATTGTAAATATTTAGAAATCTGTAAACAGTACATAGAAGGTGAAGCTTGTATTAAGGATTTACTGGGTACTGATTTGGTTTTACTACCTCAGTATTCACCTGAAGCTATTCTGAAAAGGATTAAGAAGAATAGAAATAAACCAGTGTTAAAATAACTACCAAATCAAAAATGCATTTCATAGGGTTATGAAAGGAGAAGAATGGAATACATAAATTTATATGATAAATATGAAATAATAAGAAATTCTAAAACATTTGAATTAAATGTTCAAAAAGATGGCAAAGAGTGTGGAGAATTAATTGACAACGATTTAGTTCATCTAATGTTTCTAAGAATAATAGAATTAGAAAGAAAAGAAGAAGTCTGTAAACAACAACATACTAGATTTTCTAGAAATGGATACAGTGTTAATAAAGTAAGTGCATTTGGCGTAGGTTATATAGGAGATGGTAAGTATGAAACATCAACTGACGAAAATGGTAGAACAAGTACCCATTATATAAAATGGAGGAGCATGTTAAGTCGTTGTTATGATCCAAAAACACAATTATTGCATCCAACGTATATAGGATGTACTGTAAGCGATGAATGGCTAAACTTTCAGAACTTTGCTAAGTGGTATGACAATAATATTTATGAATTTAATAATGAGACACTCCAACTCGATAAAGATATATTAGTAAAACATAATAGAATTTACAGTCCAGAAACATGTTTATTGGTTCCTGCAAATATTAACAGATTATTTAAAATGAGAGATAAGAACAAGAAAAACACTCCAACAGGTGTCTCGTATGTCAAGAGAACTAATATGTATAGTGCTAATTGCAAACAAAATGGTAGAGCAAAGTATCTTGGAGGGTTTAAAACACCAGAAGAGGCTTTTTATGCTTATAAGGTATATAAGGAAAAGATTATAAAAGAAGTAGCAGAAGAATACAAAAGTAAAATTCCAGATAGATTATATAAAGCAATGTGTGATTATGAAGTTAATATATCAGACTAACTACATATAAATAATTTTATTGACATAGCCTCTGAGCCATGATATTATAAGGTATAGGCAAAGAGGTTAATAATTTAAAAGAAAGAAGGAGAGATGAAAGTGGAAAAAGTATTAGAAATTGTTCAACAAATACAAGGTACATCTGGGAGGAATGATAAAGAGACAATACTTTTAGAAAACAGCGAAAACATATTATTTAAACAAGTAATGCAATTCATTTATGATCCTTTTATTTTGACGGGTCTGAGCAAAAAGAAAATAAATAAGAAACTAAAACTCCCCACAGAACCATCCATATTATCAATTATTGAAGTAATGGATTATCTCAAGATACATAATTCTGGGAGAGATGTAGATGTAACTTTAGTGCAACATTTTATTCAATCACAACCTGAAGGATTAAGAGAGTTTCTTGCTAAAATCGTTTCTAAGGACTTGAGCATAGGTTTAACAGACGGTACGTTAAACAAGGTATATGGAGACTTCATTCAAACATTTAGCGTCATGTTGGCTAAGAAGTTTGAAGATCATAAGAAGAAAATTAAAGGCAATTTTGTAATAACGGAGAAAATGGATGGTAACAGATGTGTGGTAATTAAAGACAAGGGAGTTGTAAAATCATTTACACGGCAGGGGAAACAGTATGAGGGCCTTGAAGAAATTGAATCAGACATTGCAAATTTATTAGAAGACAATGTTGTTTTTGATGGAGAATTAATTGCGGATATGCAGGGCAGCACAATTCAAATTTACGCAGAAACAACAAGTAAAGCTAGAAGCAAAGGTTCAAATAAAACAGGGTTGGTGTATCACATTTTCGACATGCTCCCATTAGACGACTTTCAAAATGGAAAATCTAGAACTGATTGTGTTTTTCGCAAGCTCATGTTGACAACAGTTTTTGAAAATAATGAGTTCTTACATTGTAAAGAAGTTAAACCTTTGTATATAGGAAGTGATTTATCAGAAGTTGAAAAATGGATGAGTTGGGCTGGAGCTAATGAGTTAGAAGGAATTATGGTCAACTTAGACAAACCTTATATTTGTAAGAGAAGTGATTCAATTTTAAAAGTAAAAGTATTTAATGATGCTGATGTCAGGTGCTTAGATGTACTTGAAGGTACTGGTAAAAATGTTGGTAAACTTGGGTCAATTACAATTCAATTTGAGCATGAAGGTAAAGCATATGAATGTAATTGTGGTTCGGGATTCTCAGATCAAGAGCGAGAAGCATACTGGAAGCAACCAGAATTGATTGTGGGTAAGATAGTGACAGTAGGATACTTTGAAGTCTCTAAGAACGCAGGAGGAGATTTTGGGTTAAGATTCCCAACATGGAAGAGTAATATTAGACATGATAAAACTGAAATAAGTATGAATTGAGGAGGGGAAAATAAAAATGAATAATGAAGAAACAATGAAAGAAAACGAAAAATTAAAATCAATATTAAAGCATCTTGGGATAAGTGAAAATTATAATGTCAATAAAGATTATGGGCGTTGTAAAAAATGTGGATGTAAATTAGGCCCTCATAATCATTCTATTTATTGTGGAGATTGTGAATGGTAATAATAGCATAAAATTTTACTTTCAAGGGTAATTAAACTGGTATTAACACTTCCTATCGAGTGTTTATATAAATATAGGGTAGTGACCGACCACTAAGGAGGAAATTATAATGATGGATGTAAAAGATTTTGAAAGATATTTAGAGTTGGTTAAACTTAAAAGGGAATATTATTCTGACCCTATGTCTGGCGACAAAGATAGAGATGACAAAAGATTTGAAATGCACATGAAATATAATGAAGAATTCGACGGGTTACAAAGAAAATTGGTAAAATTACTTTTTGAGAACCAAAGCAGTATAGAGGCTGTTGTAGTTAGATTAAAGAATACTTTAAGCACTCTTGGTGGTGTTAACTATTCTTATAATGATCCAAATAAAACACTCAATGAAATAAAAGTAGTAAAAGAAATATTTGCGTTATTAGATACATATGATTGGAAACTTATGCACTCAGAATATGCTACTGAAAATAGTAACCAAGTGGCTATTTGGGAACAAAATGGTGATGGACAAATAAGGAATCATAAAGTCTTTAATATTATCAAGTAACAATATATAAGTATCAGTAGTTTACTGAGATAGGCAGTAGGCTACTGCACCATAAAATTATGGTTTCATAGGGAAAGGAGAAAACAATGAAGGTTAGAGAACTATTCGAGCAATTACAAGGAAAAGAGGATTTTGATCTAGAATTCTGTTTTTATGATGAACAATTAGCAACTTTTGAGGGTACATGGGGCTTACCACCTCTCAGGACATTTAAAATAACAAGCATTTCAGACATTGGTTATAGTGATAAAGTTGTTGTGTTGGACTAAAAGAGCTACCACATAAAAGGAACATTTCGTAGGGAAAGGAGGGTATATAATGACTAAATATGGTATAAAGTCATACGTTTTATCAATAAACGATGAAGAATTTGGAGGGACAATGTATCCAATTGATACAATAATAAGAGCATTACAAAAATATGAAAAAGAATATTTTGGTGTTGTTGGTTCTTTAAGTGGTGAAACCACAGTTAGGAAAATCGTAGAGGAAATGATTAAAGATCAATAAAAGATACATTTTAAACTAGAGAGGACGTTAAAAATGAATAGTAAGAAAATAGATATGTTTGAAAGTTGTGCTGAAAAATCTAGATGTAATTGTTTCAATAAAGATGCTAGATATATTTGTGGATATGCTGAAATATGTAGCATAATCTATCATTATAAAAAAGAGATTGAAATGATATCTGATGAATATGAAGAAAGAGTCTACTATCTTAATAAGAAAATAGAAATCATAGAATCTATATCGGGTGTTATAATCGGAGACTTAGATTGAATTGAACATTTGAAGGGAGACATATGCCAAGTTTTAATACTGGACTTACTTTTACTAACACATATAAAATAGACCATAAATATGAAACAA